TTTGCCCCATTAACTTCAAAATTGTACCAAATTTCCCCATATAAAAAAAATCAAAAAACTTGTACCAAATGTATTGCAATTTTAAAAATAATATGGTATAATAAATATAGTTAAAGAAGAACAACAATCAATAAGGAGGAAAAAATATGTATAATTTATTTATGGGAAGCAATGAGCTAGTTGTTATTTACAGAAATGGAACTCATCATGTTATAGAGAAAGATGAGGATTACAACGAGGTATTCACAGGTAGTTATGAAAAGTGCTGTGAATATTGTAAAAATAGGAACATCGATTATCTTGAAAGTTTTTATTAATTTTATTACAAATAAGGAGGTTCACATGATGACATTCTGTGAATCTCCTTATAAAGAAGTATATCTTAACAAGGTAGTATGGTTACCAGACACAACACTTAGAATAATGATTAACTTCAAAATTGTACTAAATTTCCCCATCGAAAATTTTTGGTACAAAATATATTACTTGACAATTTGTACTAAATATGGTACAATTAAAATGAAGGAGGTGAGATAATGGTCAAAGCAAAGAAGCTAATTTTTAATCAGTCTGGGAAGTACTACGGAATAAAGGCATGTATCCCAAACGAATGGGCGTCTTTTTTAAACATCACAAAAGAAGACCCCAGTGTTATCATGGAATTAAGAGATAACACAATAATAATCAGGAAAGGAGACACAGATGGCAAGTCGTAGGAAATCAAAGAAAATATCGTCAACCGTAAAAGAATATCGCAAGCAAAGATCTCGTGTATTAGCAACAGTCAGGCGATACGAAAAGCAAGGTCTATACGTAGACTTTGTAGTACCAAATATCCCAAAGCGAATTACTCAAGCATCTGTAAGAAGACTAGCAAAAATAACACCAAAACAGATACAGCAAAAAACGTATGAATTAAATGAGTATGGTGAAATAGAAGCGTCTTTTTACCAGTTTAAGAAGAAACAACGAAACAAGATAAAATTACCATTACCTAACGCGATATCAATGCCGGCAGAAGCCGATATGGCAATATCAAATTTTAGGGGTTATATATCTAAATTTAATGAAACAGCTGTGGTAATAATAAATGATTGGTTAAATCGCCTATTATTTAAGTACAGCAAAGAAGAAGTAGGAAAAATGTTACAAGATGCGGGAGAAAACGGTCAATTAATAGGTTACAAAGTAGTATATGATAGAGATAAACTTTTGAATGCTTTATCATCAATGTTAGATTATATGGATTTAGGAACGCTTGAAAGAGAGAAATTAATTGAATCTTTAGAATATGAGGAGAATTATCAGATATGACTAATATGATAATAGGTGAAAATAATGAGATGCGTGTTAAAAAATTTAATTACTATGCTTGTGATTTTGAGACAACTGTCTTTGAGGGACAGGAATATACTGAGGTGTGGTCAGCGTGTTGGGTGCAACTATATAGCAACGATGAGCCAGAAATAGTGGGAAGCATTGAAGAATTTTTTATTAGGATGTTTAATTTATCAGGTAATAATATACTATATTTTCATAATCTCAAGTTTGATGGATCCTTTATAATTGATTATTTACTTAGAGAGCACTATGTATTTAACAGAGTCCCTGAGAAAGAAATGGAAAATAATCAATTTAAAACATCAATATCCGAAATGGGGCAGTGGTACAACATAATAATAAAAAAGAATAACAGAATTATAGAGATTAGAGATTCCTTAAAATTATTACCTTTTAGTTTAAAAAGAATTGGTGATGCTTTTGAAACAACGCATAAAAAACTGGAAATGGAGTATAAAGGATATAGATATAAAAACTGCCATATCACAGAAGATGAAAAACGATACATTAAAAATGACGTTTTAGTTTTAAAAGAGGCGCTAGAAATTATGTTTAACGAGGGGCATAACTCAATAACCATAGGTAGTTGCTGTCTAAAAGAATTTAAGTCATTTTATGATAAAATAGATTACAATAATCTATTTCCAAATCTGTATGATATTGAAATAGATGAAAAGTACGGGCAAGAAAACGCTGGAGAATATATCAGGAAATCTTATAAAGGAGGTTATTGTTATTTAAAGCCTGAGTATGCTAATAAAATAATTAAGGGAGGGTTAACATTAGACGTTAACTCCTTATATCCAAGTATGATGCACTCTATATCTGGTAATTTTTATCCTACTGGAAAACCAAGGTTTACATCTTGCTATTATGAATTTACACAAAATATAGAAACCTCATCAAAATTTTTATATTTTGTAAGGTTTGAATGTAGGTTTAAATTGAAAGAAAATTATTTACCAACTGTACAGATCAAAGGAAACATGTTATATAAAGGAAACGAATATCTTACGACATCTGACATTTATTATCATGGACAATATCACAGATATTATCGTGATCTTGAGAATAATATAAAAGAAGCAAAAGTTATATTGACTATGACTCGCCCAGATTTTGAAACATTTTTTGAACACTACAATGTTTATGATTTTAAGTTTTTAGATTGTTGCTATTTTTGGAAACAGAAGGGAATCTTTGATGAATACATAGATAAGTACCGTGAGATAAAAATGACATCAAAGGGAGCAAAACGGGAGCTCGCAAAACTTTATTTAAACAATTTGTACGGAAAAGAAGCGGCTAGTACAGACAGCAGTTATAAAGTGCCATATCTAAACCCAGACAAAGATTGCTTAAGTTTTGATCTGGTGGAAGAGAAAGAGAAAACACCCGGATATATAGCGATAGGTAGCTACATAACATCTTACGCTCGTAATTTTACAATAAAAGCCGCTCAGAAAAATTATGACAATTTTATATACTCAGACACTGACTCAATACACCTAACCAACTGCACCCCAAAATCTGTGAGAATACACAACAAAAACTTTTGCTGTTGGAAAAAGGAATCTGAATGGGATAAAGGTTTGTTTGTCAGACAAAAGACATATATTGAGAGAGTAGTAAAAGAGGATAAACCATGTAAGCCAAAAATAGAGATAAAGTGTGCAGGAATGCCTGAGAAAGCAAAACAAAATTTTTTGGCAGATTATAGGATGGAGGACTTTAAAATAGGCTTAAGGGTAAAAGGAGCACTTAAGCCAAAAAGAATAAAAGGAGGAATAATCTTGATAGATAATTTTTATGAAATGAGGATTTAATCTTGACGTATTGTACATAATATGTTACAATAAGGTTGTAGCAATATATTATATAAAATCAAAAAAAAGGAGAACTAAGATGAAAAAAATCACAAGAAGTATTATCACACACTCTGTGTCTTTTGCAGAAGTAAATGGCACAAATCTGGAAGTTTTTGAAACTAGAGAAATGGCTAATAAGCCGGGGGCACGCATGATACAGCAGTTATCAAAAGAAAGAAAGAAACAGGTAGTCGTAATTTCTGATGTGCCGATTGAACGTAAGTATTCTATGGACGTCGACACTTTTATGAAGTATGCGGAGGTAGAATATAACGAGTTTGACGATGAAGAACTCGAGGGTGAATAAGCCGATTTATATTAAGATGAAAGATTGATGTTTATTTAAGGAGGAATAAAAATGGGAAATGCAGAATACAGTGCAAAAGTAGTAGAGTCAACAAGAGAATTAACAGGAAAAGAAAGAGTAGCTATAAAAATGTTTACTGACGCACATCAACTCGATGAAGTTACACAGAATTATGAAGATGGTGTTTTAATCAACGTTGACTATGTCGCAAAAGTAGCAGTGCATAATGAAAAAAGCGATAATAAAGACTATAACAAATATATTTATGTAGACAAGGATGGCACAATGTATATATCAGGTTCTGAAACTCTTTACAGAACCTATCAGGAAATCGCGGAAGAAATGGAAGATGAAGATGAAGACTGGGCTATTAAAGTAATCAGGAAAGAATCATCCAACTACAAGGGAAAAGATTTTTTAACTTGTGTAATCGTATAAAATATGCCCCGGAAACGGGGCTATTTTTTAAATGTTTCACGTGAAACATTTTATAACGAAGGAGTATAGCATGTATTATGATGGCACAAAACTATTATCATTAAAAGACGCTGATGGAAACAAACCGGAAATATACCTATGCGTCGGAAACAGAACAGCAGGAAAGACCGTATTTTTTAAAAGACTTTGCCTAAATAATTTTATACAAGGTAAAGGTAAATTTATACAGCTCTATAGATTTAATTATGAGTTGTCGTCTTGCGCTGATATGTTTTTTAGAGATATAAAACCTCTGTTTTTTAACAACGGTGAACTGATAGCTAGACCAGTAGCCAAAGGTCTGTTTTATGAATTGTATTACAACGAGCAAAGTTGTGGTTTTGCAATTGCATTAAGTAACGCCGATGCACTTAAAAAATACTCGTCTTATTTTAATGAGGTTACAAATGTTTTTCTGGACGAGTTCCAATCGGAAACGAATCACTATTGTGCTGATGAGATCAAAAAATTTCAGTCGATCCATGTGACCATAGCAAGGGGGCAGGGAAAACAATATAGATATACCCGCACCATATTAGCGTCAAATAGTGTGACTATGTTAAACCCATATTACAAGTCAATGGGTATACACAAAATGTTGCGTAGTGACACAAAATTTTTAAGGGGGCATGGCTGGGTTATGGAGCAGACCTTTAATGAGACAGCCAGTAAATCCTTATCTAACTCAGGTTTTGCAAAAGCTTTTGATGATGGCTATTCTGACTACGCCGCTCAAAATGTATATCTTAATGACAACGATAGCTTTATCGAGCACATCAAAGGTAAATGCAGATATATAGCAACAATAAAACACGGCTCAAAATATTACGCAATCAGGGAGTTTTTTGAGGACGGAATTGTATATGTTAATGATAGTCCTGATATGACATACCCTGTAAAATTAACCTTTAAGGCAGACGATCATGAGCAGAACGCGCTAATGGTTAGCAAGTCAACTTTTGTTATGCAATATCTCAAAAAAGTTTTTGAACATGGCCAGTTAAGATTTAATAATTTAGACAGTAAGAATATTATTTTTGATATTTTATCTATATAGGTATCTTTTGATGTAGCTAATATTTAGTGTGACCCGGTAGCACCGTTTAAAACCGGCGGGTCAACTTGTCCGTCTTGCTAACGTGATTTATTAGGCACATCAATTTCAGATACAAACGGGGCGGGTTTATCCCGCTCCTTTTTGGTACAAAAGTATTAACTTTCATTTTTTATCGTTTTGTGTTATAATGTATATAGAATAAAAAGGAAGGAGGTCAATAAATGTCCCCGGCTGATGTTGCGAATATGATAGGCAATTATGGTTTCCCAATCGTTTGTTGTGGTGCGATGTTTTGGTATATGGTCAAAAAGGACGCACAACATAAAGATGAAGCCGAAAGTATGCGAAAGACAATCGAAAATAACACATTAGTTATCCAGCAGTTAGTAGACAATTTTAAAAAGGAGTGATTTAAGTGGCAATTTTAACGCGATCAGGTATGGAAAAAATTTTACGCCGCATAATGGAAAGCGGTGGAATGACAGAAGACATGGAAAGAGACGTGGAACGGTTGAAAGATGATTTTGACGAAAGAGAAGGAATACTAAAAAGGTATGGAGAAACGTATGACGGAGAAGATCAGGATGAATACGAGTATAGTGAGCGTGATGATGTAAACATTTACACTCCCAGAGAAGAGGAAAAAGATTGGAAGAAAGAATATGACGATTTAAAAGCCAGATATATGGATCGTTTTTTCGGGACTTCCGAAGTAAAAGAAGATTTTAACGATACAATAGAAGAAACAGAAGAAGACGTAAAGCGGGACGGAGAAGCCCAGAGCTTTGACGAATTATTAGAAAGAACGGAGGGTTAATATGCCGACTAAACCGAAAGCAACCAAAAATTTAAACGAATTAAATTCTGCCGACATTTTAAATGTAACTCGTAGTGAGATAGGCGGCACATATGCGGATCAGGTGCCAGTGGCGTTAAAAGAGGGAGATACAGTTAACGGAGCTAAAGTTACAAAAGATCAGTCTTTGCAGTCACTTAGAGGTATCGGCGATATTATCATGCAGTATCAGCCGTTACAAAACGCATTTTTAACAAACCTTGTAAACCGTATTGGTAGAGTAATCATAACATCAAGGCTTTACGAAAACCCGTGGGCAGGGTTTAAGAAGGGGCTTTTAGAATACGGGGAAACAGTTGAGGAAATTTTTGTAGAAATTGCAAGACCGTATCAGTTTAATCCAGAAAAAGCTGAAACCGATCTATTTAAAAGGAGAATCCCAGACGTTCAGGCCGCTTTTCACACGATGAATTATCAAAAATTTTATCCTACAACTGTTAGTAATGACCAGCTTAGACAGGCATTTTTGTCATGGCAGGGAATTACGGATTTAATTGGGAGAATTATTGAGCAGTTATATACAGGTGCAAATTATGATGAATTTTTGGTTATGAAATATCTCATTGCAAGATGCGCGCTGGATGGAAAAATATCCACAACTGTTATCCCAACTGTTACAGCGGACAACGCAAGGTCAGTAACTACTACAATGGTAGCATCCGCAAAAAACTTAAGTTATATGTCTGCTAATTATAACTATGCAGGAGTACGCACTTATACAGACCCAAGATATCTGTACACTATTTTAACAACTGAGCTGTCCTCAATTTTTGATGTCGAGGTTTTGGCATTGTCATTTAACATGGATAAAGCCGAATTGATTGGAAGACAGATCGGGGTAGATGGATTTGGGACAATTGACGAGGAGAGATTGCAGGAGATTTTTGCCGATGATCCTAACACAACTTATACTCCTTTTACAGAGGATGAGTTAAACTCACTTAAATCTATCTCAGGATTAATGGTTGACAGTGACTGGTTTATGATCTTTGATAATTACTACAACATGACCGAGGTGTACAACGCAGAGGGGCTGTACTGGAATTATTTTTACCATGTCTGGAAAACATTTTCCGTGTCGCCTTTTAGCAACGCGATTTTGTTTACAACTATCGCACCAGAGATTACCAACGTTACAATATCCCCCACTACAGCAACAGTTGCTAAAGGTGGTACAGCAAAATTTATCGGTACAGTAGAGGGTAACGGCCTTATAAACAAAAAAGGATACTTTAGCATTCAGGGGCCAGCATCCGCAGGAACAAGTATAAGTGATGACGGACTTTTAATTATCGCGGCAGATGAGACAAAAACATCGTATAATGTTTTATATGTATCGGACGCTGACCCAACTAAAACAGCAACCGCAACAGTAACAATTACAGATTAGGGGTATAGATATGGCAATCACACCACAATCACGGTTAATATTGATAAACAATACTAGGTTAACTGATTATAAAAATCAGATGGACTTTAAAAATGCGTCAGAGCAATCTTTATACTTTTTGTCCAAAAAATACCGAGAGTATAATGATTTCCAATACCTACGCAGGGATGGTACGATTGCAGTTCCGGAAAATTACGATAATCTTTATGGCTGTGATTATATTATGTTTCAAAACAAAAATTTTGGCTCAAAATGGTTTTACGCTTTTATACGTAACAAAGAGTACGCAAATGACGATAACACAATAATCACATTTGAGATAGACGTATTTCAAACCTGGCAATTTGACATTGAGTATTTAAAGTCATTTATTAGCCGGTCTCATCAACAGCAATTTTTGTCAGACGGAACCCCATGGTTATCAAACCTGTTTCCTGAGCAAGTTGAGTATGGGCGTGATTATGTTGTGACTCACACCGAGGTGGTCAGTTGGAATACATATTATGTATTAATGTGCTCAAGTGCTGACCTCACATCCGATTTTGGTGATACTGATAACCCCAACCTAAAATCATCAACCGGGGGCACTTTTGATAAAATGCCATCTGTGTTAGATTATTATGTAATTGATAATTTAAATGATAACCCGTCACCAAGGACTGACAGTTTACAAGCAATTTTAGCTGAGCTAAAAGATGTGCCGTGGATAACTCAGTGTATACAATCAATAACCATTGTACCTGAGGAGGTAGTTGGTAACAACTTTGAGATAGTTAACATGGCATCAGGCAAAAAGATAGGTAGGTTGAGAGACGGTTATAAAAGCTCAAACTTTATACTAAGTAGTATAGACAATTGGTGGAGTTATTTCCCAAAGTATGACAATTCCAAATTATATAGCTACCCGTACAGCTATATAGAAATGACTGCCTATAATGGCAATCAATTTATCATAAAGCCAGAAGCGGTTAATGAGCTGTCAAAACTAGAGCTAGGACTTGTAAATTATGTTGGAGCGTCACCAAGATTAACATACTATCTTAAGTATTATAACGATTTTGGCGATAATGGTCATGAGTACGATGGCCGACCAGAATACGGGGAGTTTTTAGACGCTGGATTATCAATTGCTAATTTTCCACAACTCCCGGTAACTGTTGATAATTATCTGTTATATATGGCTAATAATGCTAATAGTTTTGCTTTATCAAATAGTATAAACAGTTACAATAAAAAAGAAGCTGTAGCTATGGGTGCGATAGAGGGTGGCGCTGGTGCAATCAGCTCTATCTTATCAGGCAATATTGGAGGTACAATTGGATCAATTTATGGTGGAGCTAAAAGTGCATATACAGGGGTCAAAAATAGTGAGATTGCTATACGTCAACAAATGGCAAAAATACAGGACGCTGAGATTGCACCCCCAACACTAGCCGGTCAGACCGGTGGCGATGCATTTAACATCGCAAACGGAATAAACGGAGTCACACTCAAATGGAAAACAATCCGACCAGAGTACGCTGAGAGATTAGAGGAGTATTTTACCAGATATGGATACGTACAAAATAAAATTGAGACTGTATCACTTACAGGTAATCAAAACTTTAATTATATACAGACAACCGGTTGCATCTTAGCGGGTAACATACCAAAAGATGACATAGAGATTTTAAAAAATATGTTTGATAATGGCACTACTATATGGCACACTGAGATAGGTAAGTATAATGATAATCCATGGATCGGAGGGCTAAACAAAAATGGCGAGGAAAAATTATAATAAACTGTATGGCTATAACAAGGCTCTTGATGGATGGAGTAATATGTGGCAAAACAACGTAACATATTTGCATTACTACTATTTTTTAAAAGAGCTGGCCATCAATATGTACAAGTGGGAGGGGTTACCTGACACCATTGATCCAAGATTTTTAGAATTAACGCTTTTTGAAAACGGTTATGGTCTGTATTTTAAGGATGAGGTTATAGGTGACTTATTTTTGCAATGCACCATAGGCGGAGAATTGGATGTGTATCGCATACCAATTAACCGCATGGCGTACAGTGTAAACGGTTATCAAAATTATAAAACAAAAAGCGACTCGGTAATAGTTTTTAACAATTTTTTACGAACCACTACTCATATTGATATCGATATGTTTGCGCAAAAATTATATAACATAAGTAGAGCTATCGATGTAAATATAAACGCACAAAAAACACCAATTTTAATCGTATGCGACGAAAAGCAAAAACTCACAATGAAAAACGTTTATATGCAATATGAGGGTAATGAGCCTTTTATATTTGGCAATAAAAATTTGGATCAAGAGGGTATAAAAGTGTTAAAAACTGATGCACCATTTATCGCAGATAAATTGAGCATCGAAAAGAACCGCATCTGGAATGAGGCTATGTTATTTTTAGGTATTAACAATAATAACATGGATAAAAAAGAGCGCCAGATCAGTGATGAGGTAAACAGCAATCTTGAGCAGATATCCATGTCAAGGCAAATTGGTCTAAATTCGCGGAGACAGGGAGCGGATGAAATCAACAGAATGTTTGGGACAAATATAACTGTAAATTATAACCCGGAATTAGAGCAGTTATATAACGTCATGGTTTTTGGACAAGTAGAAGAAGCAGAAAATGTTTCACGTGAAACATCTGAAAGTGATGGTGATTTGGATGAGTAAATATACAACAGAGTTACGGTATCTTATTCAATCAGGTTTCGATTTAGGGCTAAATGATTATCCAATTTTTGAGGAAAGTTATCGTTCAAAACTAAACGAAAAAATCCTTAATCACTACTACATGCGTGAGATTGGTTTTGAGACGGCAGGATTATTTAAGAGATACTTAAATGTCAAAATGAATGAGATCATGCCATATTATAATCAGTTGTATTTATCAGCCCAGATTGAATTCGATCCCCTTGAAACATATTCCACAAACGAGCAATATGAAAGGGAAACAACAGGGGATAACACGTCTCAAGATGAGGGAGAAAACAAGTCACTACAAAATGATACTCCCATGGGTTCACTACAAGACCCATTTTCAGAAAACTACGCAACAACCTCACAAAAGACGAACGCAACTAATACAACAAAGTTGAATTCTTCTGAAAACGAAAAATATAGTCGTAAGTTGTCTGGAAAAAACGACTCAAAATCTAATAGTCAATTATTAATGGAGTATAGGCAAAGTTTTTTGAATATTGACATGCTGATAATTGAGGAGTTGGATGTACTATTTATGCAACTATGGTAAGGAGGTGACAAAAATGATTGGTAATGTATATCCGTTTTGGCGTTGCTTTAAAGTTATGCCACTTGTATATGATGAGTCTTTGTCATATTACGAGGTGCTTTGTAAACTCACTTACAAAATCAATGAGGTAATTGAGCAATTATCGTTAGATTATTCTGAGATTTATAAATATATCGATCAACAGGATAAATTTACGTTAAATTCTGCCAATAATTACACAGATTCAAAAGTGTCAGAATTAGAACTTGTTATCAATAACCAATTTACTGTTTTAAGTGATGCTATAAAAAGTGCTGACCAAAAAACAAGATCATGGGTAACAGAGCAGATTACAGATTTAACGATTTGGTTAGAGCAACAGGGCCAATCTATTTATGTGATTAACCCGATTACAGGTTATACTGATACTATCCAAAATGTGCTTAATGATTTTTATAATTATTTTAACTATTATGCACTTACATGTATTGAGTATGATGGGCTTAATCTTACAGCAGATATGTATGACGCAAAAAATATTACGTGTTACCAGTATGATTTTTACGCTAAAAAATATCTGACAGAGGATGATAGATTTTATATGTTTAATCCAGTTACAGGACAAAGAGTTTTTTACAAAAACGTGATAGACTTTTTAGTGTCCTTGCATAGAGAGGACGCGTTAACGTGTGCTGGGTATGACGATAAAAATATCACAACAGATGGTTATGATAACTATGATATTACAACTTATCAATATGACTGGGAGGGCAAGACTGTCCTTGCAGTAGCTTAAGGAGGATTAATATATGTCACATACAAACAAAACACCAAACTACGATTTACCACAATTTATCGGTACTGATAAGGCTAGCTGGTTGGGAGATTTAAACCCAGCATTTTTGGCAATTGATGCGGGGATGCAGGCTAACAAGGTTGCCGCGCAGTCGGCAGAAGTTTCGGCTGGAGAAGCTAGTGCTCTGGCGCAATCTGCTAACTCTGTTGCTAACTCTGCTAACAGTTCCGCAACAAGCGCTTTAACTAAAATTGATAATTGGATCGAGTTAAATCTTAATAACCCGGACACGACTAATTTTGTCCAGTACAACTGCATATTGCAATTTAACCCAGATTTGGGTATAGCTAGTCTATACAACTTAATAGAGTTTAAAGATGGATTTACACCCGTTCTTGGTACGTCGGGCACACCTTTTATTATTTTACCCAATCAGTATTTTAACAATACTTTCGAATCTACACTATATTTTAGTGGTAATGTTAGTGTATCTGACTCACAAGGCAATATTAGTTATACTAATCCACAATATATAATTTCCGGCGGTAAAATATATCTAAAAACATTAGGCGGATCAGTACCTAGTGGCGGGAGATATAGATTCTCAATTCTATCGCGCATGTATTATATCAAAAAATGGTTAAAATAAATGAGTATTTATGATCAAAATTGGAAAAGCTATGCAATGTACGTAACAAGCACAGTAGAGACTAACTGCAATTATGGTAGTGTTGAGTCGTGGGCTATGGCTGGTATTGGTATTATGCAATGGACATATGGCAGGAGTTGGGATTTATTAAATCTACTGATAACTGATTATCCTGATACTGCTAACCAACTACCAATTTTGTTACCTCAAATCCAGGCAGGTAGAGACGCCTGGGGCAACAAAATTTTTACGCAAAATGAAGCTAATGAGGTTAGTGCTGTGCTTGTTACTGATGAGGGTGTTAACACACAAAATAAGTTGTGGGAGTCAGATTGTGATAATTCTTATATTCCCCTCCTGCGTGATGAGTGCGGAATAACTGATCCTAAAACCGCTATTTTTGGGCTAACTAATTATCATCAATCACCGCAGGCGTTTTATCAGATCTTTAACGGATGCGGTAATTGTAACTATGATGTGTGGTATATGACAGTACTCAATAATGGCATAGTTGGTAGTTATTCTAATCGTCAAAATACAGTAAAAGCCCTGTTGGATGAGTGGGACGGAGAAAGTGGTAAGGAGGGTTTTGGTAACTATGATCCACAACATAGTATCGGCGGAAATCAAAATCAAAATAGTGGTAACCCAGATAATACCTCCAAACCTTTTGAGACATCCATAAATATTAAGTCATTACAAAAGTTTGGTAAAACATTCTTTTTATACTTGGATAACCAAGGTGTTAATAAAAAGATTGAGTTTTATCAAGCTAGCGATAAATTATGGTTACCAATTTATCATAATGAAAAAATACAGGGAGAAACTACTACTACTCCTCAGCCATCTTATCCTAATACAGGTACAGGTACACCAGACCAGCGTCAACAATTAGTTGACAAAATTTTAAGCTATGAGGGTAAACTCGGCTACTCTCAATCTGGTGATCTGCGTATGTGGCCTGACAATGGTTATGCTGATTGCTCTGGACTAGTATGGCATTGTTACAACAGTGTGGTGGGAGTGGAGATTGGAACGTGGACAGGGACGCAAGTAGAAAACGGAACACTAATCAAAGAGGGTAGTGGGACATTAGACACAAGTGATCTGCTAAATGGAGATTTAGTATTTTTTAATTGGTCATATCACAATCCGTTTTTTGACCATGTAGAAATGTATATAGGTAACAATCAATTATGTGGGCACGGGGGCGACCCCTATTACGGGCCAACAGTCAAGCCGGATGCAGGAGCATACTCAAGGGATGCTTTTGATTGGCAAGTAAGGAGGTATATATGATTATTGATGTATCAAGATATCAGGGAGTTATAAATTGGGATGCGGTTAATGGGGCTATCGATGGAGCAATAATCCAATGTGGTTATGGAGACGATTTTGTGGTGCAGGATGACCCATATTTTTTACGCAATGTACAAGAGTGTGACAGGTTGGGTATACCGTATGGTATTTACTTATATAGTTATGCTAACAATAAAGCTCATGCAGATAGTGAGACAAAACATATTTTAAGACTTGCTAAAAAATGTAATTTGGGTTTACCTATTTACATTGATATTGAGGATGCAAGTATAAGAGGTAGTTACAATGCTCAGTATTTTATAGACATGGGTCAGGCAATTGAGGATGCTGGATATTGGTTTGGATATTACTGCAATGAGGACTGGGCTAAAAATGTTATTAAAAATAGCCTTGATAGATTTACCAGTTGGATTGCTAACTATAGTCACAAACCTAGTGTACCTTTTGATATCTGGCAGTATTGCAGTGACGGTAGTGTGCCCGGAATTAATGGAGGAGTGGATTGTAATGAAATGGTAAGAGATTTGTTAAAAGAGATCAAAGGTAATTCTGTAACAAACAAGCCCGCAGAAAAACCAAAACCTAGCGCGGTTGATTATGTTGTAAAAAGTGGAGATACATTATCTGGTATTGCTAGCTTATATGGCACAACTTACCAAAAGATTGCTAGTGATAATGGTATAAGTAATCCTAATCTTATTTACCCAGGGCAGGTTTTAAAAATTAATGGTGGGAGTGCACCAGCACACAAAACTTATGTTGTAAAACAGGGTGACACTTTGTCTGGGATTGCTAGTCAGTTTAACACGTCTTACCAAAAGATTGCAAACGACAATGGGATCAGCAATCCTAACTTAATTTATCCGGGACAGCAGTTAATTATCAAATAACAAAAGCGGGGCGTTTGCCCCGCAATTAAAAAGTTATCTGTTTGTTTCTCCTGCGTTAGAGTGTACAAGTTCGTTTTCTTCTAACGTTGCCCAGATCGCTTTTATCTGACTTTGATTTCCTTCTATTGCTTGATTCATAGATTCAACGCCTGATGTGATTGTTTGCTGTGCTTGCTCTAAGGCGCTTATTCTGTTCTCCAATGTTGATGTGTCAAGCACTGGGATTTCTGGTGTCTCTTTATTTTCTAGTTCTGTTATTTTGTCAGACAAAAGTGATATCTGTTTTTGTTGCTCTTCTATTACTTTCTGGTTATCGTTTGATAGTACTAAGTATGACGTGTAAGCTGTGTAACCAGATAGTAATATGATGAGCAGGAGTAAAAACCAGTTTCTCTTGAGATAGTTCATTTTATCACCTCCCTTCTTTCAGATTTTTTGTTGCTTGGCATCACCTCCTTTACTTTAATATTCTGGTAAGCAAACCTTTATTGATTCTTCTGTAAAAAATTTTACTGGGTATTCTAATTCTGGATACCTATATTGTATTAAGTCATATACTGTATCTCTTCTTAAAACTACTACTTCTCCCTCAAAAGTGTAATAGATTGTGATTATGGTGTTTAAATCCCATATGTTATTCATTACTAAAATTTCTTTTACTATTACCATTAAATTCCACCTACTTTCGTTAATTTGTATAACATTTTCCAGTAATTGAGTTCTTCTTCTAGTTCGTCGATTGGCATAAAAATCGCTGATTTGTAAGTGTCTTTTTTAGGTATTCCATAAGTGAGTTCTTTTAAAATCATTAGCTTTCTGATAATTATTTCTAAGTAATCTAGTTTGCCCTCAAATCCAAAATGTTCACGTGCTAGTTTGTTCCATTCTCTTGATTGTTGCATGTGGTTGTCAAAATCAACTTCTCTTATTGATGGTTCGGTTTCATAGCCAGATGTTAATAAAAATTCTCTAATGTCTTCCTCAAATCTAAATCCACATGCTGTAAAATGTCTGTTAAAATAAAACCCGTAAAAATGGTTACCATCTTCTTTGTAATATATGATCTGTGCTTTCATCATTTTAAAATCCTCCTTTTAATTGATGTAACATTTTCCAGCTCTTTCATTTGCTAAATTGTAGTTCTAGCTGAATAGTTCTTTACTCTTTTTATATAAAAATTCAATATCTTTCATTGATAAGCACGTAGGTTCTGCTTGCCAATGTCCTTTATCAGCTGAATGTTTTTCCCAATCGCTCATAGGTTCTATTGTTGGCTCTCCAATGTTATGAAACGATTTAAGCATAATGTCAACCGACTTAATATTCTTGTCAAAAATCATAGATGACACCATGCCACCACCAGAATCTACATGTTCATAACATACGGTTCTATCTGTTTCGCTATATTTATCCTTTTCTTCCATCTCGTACTACCCTTTCCTCATATTTAGAATCATTCTCATTAAATTTATATTTGATTCTAATTCATCTAAATTACATTTTGCGTATACTTCATATGATGTTTTCTTATCATTTCCAAATATTAAATTATCAAGCACTATAGCTTTCCTAATTAATGTTTCTACAAAACTAAGCTTTTCTTCGTGATTTACATCAAAATGCTCAAGTGCTATCTGTTCCCATTCTCTTCTTAATTTCATTTCTTCTTCAAATTTGTTCATTTTTATTTCCTCCTTTATAAGGAGATTCACAGAATGTCATCATGTGAACCTCCTTATTTGTAATAAAATTAATAAAAACTTTCAAGATAATCGATGTTCCTATTTTTACAATATTCACAGCACTTTTCATAACTACCTGTGAATACCTCGTTGTAATCCTCATCTTTCTCTATAACATGATGAGTTCCATTTCTGTAAATAACAACTAGCTCATTGCTTCCCATAAATAAATTATACATATTTTTTCCTCCTTATTGATTGTTGTTCTTCTTTAACTATATTTATTATACCATATTATTTTTAAAATTGCAATACATTTGGTACAAGTTTTTTGATTTTTTTTATATGGGGAAATTTGGTACAATTTTGAAGTTAATGGGGCAAA